TAGCAATGTTATACATTCTTAATTCTTGAAATGAACCTGAGAATGGAGTATATGTTTTTCCTGCTATTGTTCTATTAGTAGGAGAAGATAGATAAAATTTATTGCTTCCACTTATTGTAATCCAATGTTGTGAACTTGTAAAACTACTAGATGCTTGAAATCCTATTTGTGAGCCATCATATCCATCATATATTTTATTTTTAGCAAATAAGCTATTTGTATAAACAGATGAAGAATCTACTGTAACTAATACTGACCACCAATCTCCATCGAAGAAAGGTAAATAAACACTAGCTGAAGTATTTGTAACATTGTTAATTAATTTTAAAGTTGCATATTGATTATAAAGATCTGGTATTGAACCAGCGTATGATGCACTAGCATATCCACTACCAGTATATTCTAAAACTAAATTTAAAGAAGAACTTGGAGATATATAAGCTAAAGATTGACTAAAACTTGACGTTGTAGGAATACCTGTTGTTTTGAATCTTACTTCGAATGAAAGAGAATCTTCAGGATTTATACTAACAGGACCATAAACATCTCCTTCATAATATGCCCATCCATAATATGAATTATCTACTACATCAAAAGTAATATATCCCGAACCTGTAGAGTAAAATTCATAGTTAAATTGGTTTTGAAAGTAATCCCAATCGTTACTATTATTTTTGTCTTTTCCTCCATATTCATTGATTCGTAATATAGTATCCGGGATACCATATAATGTAATTAATGTTCTAAGACCTTCTATAGTACCTTTTTTCTTAAGTAAATAAGGAATGTTATGATAAATTCTTTTATATGTTTCAGCATTTATATCATTAAGAGGTATTAATGAACTTGTAGCAGAAGCAGTTACATAATTAGTAATTAATTCACCACTAGTATTTAACATATAACCACCGTCAGGAGTAATACCTAAAAATGCAGCATATAAGTCATCAGTTGAAAAATTGTTTTGATAAATTTTTACACCTAAATCTCTAATGGCTTGTGCTATAATATCTTTTGAAATACCATAATCTAATCTATTGTCTGCATCAAATTTATTAGTAATATCTTTTAAATATATCCATATGTTATCAAAATGTTGTCCAATCATTTGAACAAATAAAAAGTATTGATCGTTGTTTGGATCTTCTCTTAAATATGTAGGTATAACATTTAATAAAGCATTGTTATTTTCTGAGTCAAAATATGAAGCTGAGTATGATTGGGATGTAAACCAATTTATTGCTGTTGATGAAGTAGTTGAATAATTTAAATATGGTGCTATTGAATTGGTTTTAGGCCAAGCGTGGCTTTCTGATGTATAATATAAGTAATATTCATATCCGTCAAAATGAGTTATTATATCATTTATTTTATTGTCCCATATTGCTTGACTAGCTGTTGTAAATGAGTTAGATGAAATAGAAGACGATGGATTTGAAAAACTACTACTAACAGTGTATTCTTCAATTAATGCTAATTTATAGTAAAAATTTTCTAGTCTAGTTTGTGCTGACGAGAAATGTACAAAATTAGAATACTCTGAGTAGTCTACATTAATTTCTATTCCTTTGTCTGCTAATATACTATTAATTTGATATAATAAACTACCTGAACCTACTACTGATGAGTTTTGGCTTAAAGTTGTTTTATTAGCATATGCCGTAGAATTGTTAATTTGATCTTGTACATCTAAATTAAAATTTGGACTACCAATATAATTTAATTGTTCAGTAAAATTAAATACAGTAGTTAATTCAATTTGGTATGCTTTAGATTCCGCTACTTGTTCTACAACCCAACATTGAGATTGAATGTTAAAATCAACAGGTAATGGTTCATATAATTTAATTAAAACAGTTGGATCATTTGGGATAGAATTATCTAAAGCTATATTATTAGCTATTAATAATTTATTATCTCCAAAATTTAAATAAAAATCAACATATTGATATGGTGATAAAGATATTTCTGTTGTAAATTCGTTTGTTAGATTTATTAATTCTAAATTAGATATCGCTGTAGTATTTAATCTTAACTCAGTTCTATCTGTACTTATATCTTGAATATATAAAGTACTATTTGGGGATGAAGAAAGTTTTCTTTTAAAGAAATTATATATTGTATAATACTGACCTTCATTGAAACCCTGTATTTCTAAATCGATTTGAGGATCTATTTTTACAACAGTATCTTGAATTCTATAATTAGGATATCCAGCGGTATTACTAAATAATATATTTTTATTTAGATCTAAGATTAAATATTCTATATAATCTTGGGTTGGATCAAAAGTAATATTAGTTGTAGTATTCAATATAAGAGATTCGTCTGCTGATGAATAACTTTGTAATTGAAAATTAGTTGGGTTGATATTTTGAATATTAACTATTTTATCCATTATTTAGGAAGTTGTGAGTCTACTAATTGTTGATTTAAATCTAAGTTTTGTTGTTGTAATTGGTTTATTTCTTCAATCAATGCTTGAATATCATTATTTATTACATCTGATCCAATATAATCTATACTTGTTTTAATAAGATACTCATGAGAATTTATAACTCCAAGTTTAGGTATATTAAAAAATAGATCATTATAGTTTTGAAAAAATTCTGATATTAACACATCATTAGATGGAGGTATTACAGTATTTTCTATAGTTGGGGAAGTAGCTAATTGAGTAAAGTTAGTGTCAATAACTTTTTCGTATTGATTTTTGGCATATACTTTTTTATTTAAATTTAACTCTTCCATTACCCATTAATTATTTTAAAATGATAACTATTATCTAATATTACTACACTTCCATTTACTGTGGTTTGGATTAATATTTTATAATATCTTTCTGTTTGTAAACCTCCCATATATAATGTAAAATTACTACTAATATCATCTATACTCAATTGAGTATAAGTTGTATCAAAATCTACTACATATTCATCTGTGTCTAAATCTTTTATTGCATAATAAGATTCTGTAGGTAGATATGAATTTTGAGTAAAATAAGACGCGGTTGCAAATACTCTTGCTGGGTATTCTGGTCTTGAATATACTCTAAATTTATTTACGCTTTCAGGGTAAAAATATCCTGAGTTGTCTCCTATAGTAACTACAAATGGTTGAGTATTAATTGTAGGTAAAGTGGATGAACCAGTATCAAAAGTAGCATCTATCCATTTAAATTCCAAACATGGAGGATAGATAGTATGTGTATCAATAGAAAAATACTTCATTTTAGGTTGAAGATTTTCATTATCTATAAATTCGTCTTTTTGTTTAACAATAAATCCATTATTGTCTATTGAACTACTATACCATTCAGATACAATGTTTGTAGTATCAATATTTATATCTTTATCTGTATAATAATTAAATGTTTGAGAACCAGAGTATGTTGTATACCAAGTACCTCCACCTACAGCTACTGATGAAGAATAAGATCCAGTTGTATCTATATTAAATGTTCCATCAGTCCAAGCATTTCCACCTTGAGAATCTTTCCAAACCCAACTTGCTCCATTTTGTACTTGAGGGACATATTCAAATCTACCTGTACCCATATTCCAGGATTGAGAAACAGCATATGCTTCTACAGTAGTAGTTGAATTCAAAGCTGTAACATTAGCAACAAAGCATTTTAAATTTGATTGCCATTGTGAACCTGAAATTTTATTGTCTATTACATTTGTTACTTCATCTGAGTCAAATTGTATAAGAAAACGACTTGCTTGAGGAGCAGGTGTGCCTATGTTCCCCACTTCTAAAGAAGCTTCTAAAATTTCATCTAATCCAGTATTCATTTCAGGATAGATGGAGTATAATGTTGTATCTTGTGTTGGGAATATTTTATAAACAGCCATATTAGTTTAAAATTTTATTTATATTATTTACTCTGTCTTAAAGATTAGAGACCCTTCCTAAAATATCTATACTAGGAAATTTTACTTCGAAAATCATAGGATCTAGTGATGGGTAAACCACATTATTTTTAGTTGCTCCTGAGACGTCGTAAGCATAAGCTGAATAGCCTAAATTTGTTCCTGTTAAATTTTTTATATCAATTGTTTTAACAGTTTGGACACCTTCTATTTTATCTAAAAGAATATAAAGTTCTCTTAATATAATAGGTTGATTAATTTGCCAATTATTAATTGCAAAATATGATTGTAATGCAGTAATACATCTAGTTAAAACTTCATTACTATTAAAGTTAGGTAATATAATTATATCAAAATTAACTCCAATATTAATTACAAAAGCATCTTTAATATTAATAGAATCGTTTATCATTCTATATAAAGAAAGATAAGTAGATAAATTTTGTTTTAAAGCTAATGAAGCATTATTTAATTTACTATCAATATCAACCGTTAAAACATATAAATCTAATACACCAACTGATTCTCCAGATGATGTGTCTTGTGCTCTAGTTGGTTGAGCAAACGCTTTAGCTATGTTTCCATATTTAGATGGCATACTTAATGCTCTTACTAAATAATCATCTTGTGTTACATTTCTTAATTGACTAGCAAAATTAGCAGATGAGTTTTGTCTAATTTCTTCTATTGTATCTCCATCTCCTCCTCCACTTGCTGCTTCTGGATTTGTAACTGCTAATGAAGCGAAAATATCATTAGCCGTTGTACTATTTAAATTTGTATTTATAAAATTTACTGTACCATTTAGTTTAGTTAATGAATTTGAAGTTACATTAGCTGAAACTCCACCTCCTGTTAAATATCTAATTGTTAAAGTTGTATTTGAAGGTGCGATACCATAAGTATCTGTAAATAAGAAATTTGATGGTGCATATGCTGTTGTTAACTTATTTTGTTCAAATGGTAAACCTATACCCACATTATCTAAATTAGGGACTATAGTTTCATCTGCATCAGATGTTGTTCCTGAGCCAAATTGGATTTGTAGTGTGGTTGAGTTTTTAAAACGAGAAGCAAATCTACGTTGAATTTTCTTTAATTTTAATAAATATGGAGCGTCTCCCTTATATTGAGATAAATTAGGATCGTTAACATTTATATTCTTGATAGAATCAAAAACCATTTCTTGTCCTAAATAATCTACTTCATACCATTTATTTCCTTCAGTATCAACACAATCTAATATTCCTACTATATTTGGAGTATTTATTTCAACTGTTGAAAATTTAACAGGAGATCCAAATGAAAATGTTTTAGTATTAATTGTAGATGAAATAGATTTACGAGTTTTCTTTAATAAAAAATATGTTGGATTGTTATTAGATATTTCATAAATTGAAATAGATGTTGGATCCGTAGAACTAGATACTGAGAAGTCTACAGGGTCGTTAATTAAAAACGATATTCCATTTTAATAAAGTGTAGTCAAAATCAGGAATATATGTTGAACCTGATAATTTAGATGGTACTTTTTGATAAAAATCTATATTAGTAATCGCTATACCTGTTACATTTGGTTTATAACCAAACATATATGCTAATTCAAATAAATTATTTGATTGTCTAGCAAATTGTAAGTAATTTTCTTGTACTTGATTATCTAAATAAAATGATAAAACATCACCTACATACGCTGACATTTCCATAAACATCATACCCGGTGAGGCAGGACTAAAATCATTGTATGTGGTTGGGAAGTAAGTTTTAGTATAGTCAATTAGACTAGCTCTAAGTTCACTAAAATCTTTATTTATATATTTTATATTTTTATTTGCTGCCATTATGCGAATGTTATTTGAACTTGATCTGTTAATCCAGTATTAATTATACTATATGTTAATTGTACATTTATTTCATTACTATCAGGATATTCTAAGATTTCTAAATTTTCTACTTTTATATTAGGAAAATATTGACTTATTAATGATTGGATATTTTCTTTTAAGAAACTAACATTGTCTGAAGTTATTTGTTCAAATATAAATGCTCTTAAGTCAGCCCCGAATTGATTGTTTAAGTATCTTTCTGTTTTATTTGTTAGAAAAAAATTTAGTAAATTATTTCGTATAGCATCCTTTGTAGTAAATGTTGAAAAAAATACAGATG